CTGGTCTATTTAAAGAGAATGCTCGGTAGCCTCTGTTCTTAAAATGGTAGAGTAGTCGCTGCTTGTTGTTCTCAATAAGTATTGGCATTCCATAGAAATGGCAGGCCATTAATACATCCTCAAAAAAGATTTCAGCTGTCTGAGGACGAGCAATGTACTCCAAAAAGAATTGATTTGTTGGCGCATTTTCCATGTGAAATGAAGTCAATCCATGAAGCGCACCAGCAGATCCGCCTCCACCAACTACACCTGATATGTCATACGGGTCACACCCAAACACACCGATGTGTTCATTGCCTGGACACTTACGGCCGTTCTTCACAATCACTCTGTTCCGCATAGCTTGCTCAGGAATCCATGACACCAAAAACCTTCCGTTTGGATCAGGCGTCCAAATGACCTCGCTGTCTTGCTCACCGTTCTTCCAATGGAAGTAGCCCTTAGTTAGGACGCGGTCCTTGATCAAGGCGTCATTATAGTCAATCTGTTGGTAAATCTTTGTGAGGTTAAATAGTGATGACTTAGACTCATCACGGAAAGCATGTGACTCTGTGCGTGGGAACTGACGATAGAACTCATTGAGTGCATCTGAGTCAGTCTTAAGTGCAGCCACCTCATTGTTCCAATAGGTAATGACACCCATTGTTATTTCCTCACCATCGATACCCAAGATTGGTTTCTTTGGATCATCAAATACAGGCCATCCATACTCATCAATAAAGCCCTCCATGTTCCATTCCATAGGAATAAAAAGACTATACAACCCCGACTTGGTCTGACCATTGGCAGATCGCTTGGTTGGCTCGCTGTCATAGTACAACTTCTTAAAGTTCTCACCACCCTTACTAAGTGCATTTGAGGTAGAACCCATCATACACTTACCAATGATTTTAGATCCTAGTCGAAGACATGTCTTAGTGACTCGCCAGTTATTTAGGATGTTCTCCGGCTTCTCCCATTTCCCGCTCTCGTCATGGACAAGTAGAAGCAGCTTCTCGCCGTCATAGCTGTTGTCTGCTGTGTTTTTCCAGTCAATGGTAGTATCTAGCCCTTCTATGTCATCATCGCGCTCCTCATCCATATTCTTGCGCGTAATCTTACTCGCAGGAACACGGAAGGCCAACTCCGTCTTCGGGTTGTCCATACCGTCTTGGATCGGCTTGAAAAAGAAGGGGTAATTTCTAACGATAGGCACCACCTTATCGGTAAACATCTTCTTAGCATCGGAACCTGTCTTAGACAAGATACCAATACGCGCGTCTCTAACAATTGTACCTGTGTTGGACGTCTCTGCTGAAGACATAAACGAGAAACCTGAACGGCGGTTCTTTAGGTAGCACATACCAAATGAACGGCTGTCTGCCTTAGTTGCCTCCCAGAATATAAAGAATATTCGGTTGGATTCACGGAAGTCAGGAAGACCAACGTCAATCTTAGTCCACTGCAAGTACATATAGTGCGTGCCGGTCATGTATGTTGGTTTGCCATTGTTCTTAAACCAATAGCCATAATCCCTTCGATCAAACTCAGTCTCGATCATATCGACGTACTTCGACTTAAACGAATTGTCTCTTCGGTTCCAGTCAAAGATTGACTTTATTTTCTGTAGTTCTGCAGGGTATTCTTGTGCAACCCATTTGTTGCCGCGGTCGTCTATATTCTTTGGCGTTGAGGGGATAGCAATCTTTAATCCATTAATCTCGTATATCTCACCGATTGTTCCGTCCTTAGATATAACGATAATGTCATACTCTTTATTGTACCCATAGTCCCAACTTTTCTTACTGTTCTTAGTAGTAAGAGCAGTCTTGTGAATATGATCAGTGACTATACGGTACAGGTTATTTTCCATTTTTCATCTTTGCTCTTCCCTCAGCGAAACCACTCTTACCTAGAGTAACCTCAGCTATTGGTGTTTCAGACTGTTTGTTCTCCTCCTCATCAATCTTTAGAAGCATAAACATAGCATCCTCAAATGCCAAACGCTTTGCTGATGCGGCGTTCTTCATCTTATCGGCAGATATGTCATCCTCAGCATGTGTAATGATAGGTTGCTCAAGAACCTTGATCAGTTCATTTATAGCCTTCTTACCAGCCTCTATGATTCTTATTTTTGTATTAGACATAGGTTCTTGTTATACATTCTATAGAGTAATTGATCATCTATCCTAAACTCATACTCACTATCTGGCGTAAAAGATACAACATCTCCTTTAGATACAAAACTATTGCTAGGATAAACAACCTCTCCCCACAACTCTTCGAATCCACCTAGTGTGCTAAATACCTTGTCCTCTGATGGCACAGGCTTAATGAATACAAATGGCTCAACGGCCTGCCAATCAGCATCACGCTTAAACGCATATACCTGATCAAGCTCAGCTAAAAACATGTCGTCCATGACATAATTCCAGCTGCTCTTTTGGCGGCCCTTCATGTCGTTATAGAACTTAAATACATTGTGGTGAACTATGACGGTGTCTCCTGGTTGTACAGGACCGTTATAGTAAATAGGAGTTGCAATTACTTTTGCAAAACGATTAGAAGCCTTGTGGTCTTCTTGAGAGGAACTAATTATAAAATCTACGTCTCCGTATTTTTTAATGTTGTCGTACCGCCTCAGACCAATTGGTTCTACAATGAAGCAGTATGGGGATTTCATCAGTAGTCTATTTTATACTCAATTGCAATTGGCATTGTCGGAGAGAAAGACTTCCATCTAATAATCTCTCCATCCTTGATAATCCAAACACAGATACTATTATCAGATTCTACTCTGATAGTATTGATCTTCCAAGTTCTATCAAGGATTTCCTGACCAACCATGTAGTGCATAGACTTCATGTAGTCAGGACCAATCGATATTTTTCTAATTATACTCACCTGTTTGAAGGTTTACCTGAACATCGCCATACTTGTCATAGATCTCCTGCTGTGTGACAGAAAGATCCATAGTGGCTCCCTTAAGCTGTTCCATGGTTAAAGTCTTCTGCTCTTTAAGGCGCTCAAAAGACATTTCAATGTCAGCGACCGCAAACTTTAAGTCGCGATACATTCTGTTAGCTGCGACTAATTTGTCGAGCTCTTCTTTTGTGATTTTATTCATATTATATTAGATTGATATATACCATTTAAGATTGGCATGGCTGTACTGTAGACATACCGGTGTGTTTGCTGTAAGTGTAGCAGGAGCGCCAACAAATGTAGCCCCAGTTGATACCCATGTTGTTGTTGCGCGGGTAGCTGTTGACATGACGACAAATTTAATACCATCTAAGTTTGAGCTAGCTGCTGGAAGATTGACCGCAAAAGACGGTCCTGCTGTTCCTGTGAAGTATGTGTTGACGTTTGTAAGCGTAGCGGTTGTTAGGTCGTTTGTTGCGTCAACAGTAGGGGTTTGATTTAAGGCCAATAAAGCAGGTACCTCATAATTAACTGTGTTTCCAGCAGCGTTTGTGCCGAATACTTTTGATGCGGTGCTTGGTGTTTCAGTAATATAGTTTTGTACTTTCATCTTCCTTGGCCTTTATATTTCTTTTTGTAACTTTTTGAAGACTTTAAACAAGATGTTTTTGTCTTAGCGTGAATGCCTGGGCGACTCACTTTAACATTCTTCTTTGCTGACTGCTCAACCTTCTTCATTGTACAAATTTAGTGATTTATTTGTAAGGTACATATACCGTCTTGCCACTCACTCGCTTAGCAACTAAAATCTGCTTACGCTGCTTGCCGGTAGACTCATAAGATACGTGAACCCAATCAGGATTTTTATCTGTTCCAAACTCCCAGATCATTTGATCGAAGTTCAAATTATCCTTAATAAAATGGAAGATTTCAGCATTGGTGATATCAGTTCCATCCATATCAATATCAATCGCTTCACCCGTGCAATGTTGGCTGGAAGATGAGCCCCCAACCGCCTTATTCAACGCTGCAGAGCGGTACCCGGATGAAATATGGATAGGCTTACCGAAGTGTTCACGAATAGGTTGAAAGACGTTCTCAGCTAACTTTTTGAAGTTCTCTAAGTGTTCAGGTGTAGGCATATTAGAAATGCCTTTACGTTTTGCAGTTTCGCTACGTGTTACTTCTGCTAATGCTAAATTTTTACTCAGTTGCATCGTTATCTTTATTTTTAAGTTTTAAAATACGCCCAGCAGTTGTGATGCCAAACGCACCCAAAGTTAGTAACATAAATCCATCAAAGATAAACTTTTGGATTACTAGTTCGTTGCCAATAATTCCTGTAATGACATCTGTTAATAACACAAACACCATAGCAAAAAACGAGATGACACCAACAAAGGCCTGCTCGTTAATTTGATTGTCGTCTGAGATCAACTCTCTGAAAAACTTTTTCATAGTTTAAAAATATTTAGTTTAGGTCTTTTTGGTTTTACAATATCAGTGTGCCAACCAACAGGCGGTTCTTTTTGTTTATCGTCATTAGGGCAATCTTCTGTCCTCTTGTAGAAGATTATATCACCCGTATAGTCATCCTTCCTTACAACGTAGTCAGA